AATAATTATTCTTTTATTCTTTACGTAGATTGTGGAAGTAAATCCGGTGATACTAGATTTTTAAATGTATCTAAGAATAAGATATCAGGGTGGCATGGTCATGTTGTTTGTGAGATAGATAAATTAACAGGGAGGTACTACGAATGATTTTAACATTAGATGTAGAAACTACCTTTATAAAAACAGACAAAGGCTCTGATCCTTCTCCATACGTTGAGGGCAATCAGCTAGTGTCAGTAGGATTTAAAGAAGATGATAAGCCTGTTGAGTATGTGTGGTTTTACCATGCGGATAGACCGCCCACAGAAAACAACATGAGGATAGTACAAGACGCACTAGATAGGGCAGATGTTTTGTTAGGTCATAATATTAAGTTTGATTTACAATGGTTGTTTGCCTCTGGTTTCATTTATAGTGGTGCGGTTTATGATACTATGGTTTTTGATTATGTTTGGGCAAGAGGAGTAAAGGTGCCTTTAAGTCTTGATGAATGTTGTCGTAGACACCAAACTCCTACAAAAAAGAAAAAAGATATATTGGAAAAATACTTGCAAGATGGTATGGGTTTCGATATAATACCACATGAAATAGTAGAAGAATATGGAATAGCTGATGTACAGTCTACTTACGAGGTAGCTTTAAGTCAGTCAAAACAAGAGGGTAAAAGTATTGAGCAGATTGCAGCCTACACTGTGCCTGTCTTTTGAGGTAACAAGAGTTTTAGCAGAAATGGAAAAGGATGGTATCAAGATAGATCGCCAAGCCTTAAACAAAGTTAAGCATGAGTATACCTTGGAAGCTAATGAGTTAGAAAAATATCTTAATGAAGAGATTAAGAGAGTTATGGGTGATACACCTATTAATCTTTCTAGTCCAGAAGACAGATCAAAATTATTATTTAGCAGAGGTGTTAAAAACAAAAAGACTTGGGCACAAACATTTAATCTTGGTTATGAGGTTAGGGGTAATGCAAGAAAACCTAAGCGTAGAACTTCCATGTCAGATGCTCAGTTTAAAAGAGCAGTGGCTAATAATACTATAATACAATACAGAACAGAGGCTACTAGGTGCACTGTTTGTAGTGGTTATGGAAGAGTATCTAAAAGAAGAAAAGATGGCACATGGGGTAAGGCTAGATATATTTGCAAATCTTGTAGAGGTGTAGGTATAAAGTATATGCCTACTAATCAAGTAGCAGGATTTAAATTATCACCTATAAGTATTATGTCTTGCAGTACGCAAGGTTTTAAAACAGATGCAGATGCATTATCTTTATATAGGGAAAGAAGCAATGAACAGGCATTTATTTTTATAGAACGCTACCTAAGATACAACGCAATAAAAACCTACCTTAAAACTTTTGTAGAAGGTATAGAAAAAAATTTAGACTATAATGATCGCATACATCCTCAGTTTATGCAGTGTGTAACAAGCACTGGTCGTTTGTCATCTAGAAGCCCTAACTTCCAAAACATGCCTAGAGGTAAAACATTTCCAGTTCGTAGAGCTGTAGTTTCTAGATTTGAAGGAGGTCATATTTTAGAGGGAGACTATGCTCAACTAGAATACAGAGTAGCAGGATATCTTAGTCAAGATAAGCATGTCTATGAAAATGTTAGAGATGGAGTAGATGTCCATAACTTGACAGCTACAATAATAACTGGTAAAGAGAAAAATGAAATAACAAAAGAGGAAAGGCAAAACGCAAAAGAACACACCTTTGCTCCTTTGTATGGTGCTACAGGAATGGGTTTACCTGAACATATACATAGATATTATTCTGAGTTTACAAAAATATATCCCCAGATAGGAGAGTGGCATTTAGATTTAGCTAAACAAGCATTGAAATATAAAGTGGTGGCTCTTCCGTCAGGTAGGGAATACAGATTTCCGTATGTAAGAAGAACAGCTAGAGGAATTACTCATGGAACGAGTGTAAAGAATTATCCTGTACAAGGTTTTGCTACAGCAGATTTACTTCCGTCTGCACTTGTAGAAACCTTTAGGGCATTTAAGAAAAACAACTTTAAATCCCTACTTTGTAATACAGTACATGATAGTATAGTAGTGGATGTACATCCTGATGAACAGGATCAAGTGATTGATGTTGTGAAAGAGTGTATGCTTTCCATACCCCAGCAAGCCAAGAGAAGATGGGGAATAGAGTACGATATGCCAGTAGGCATTGAAATAAAAATCGGAAGCAACTGGTTAGATACTGAAGAAATTTTTTCAAATTAAAGCTTGCATTATTTCGATATCTAATTTATAATAGTGTTAAGTCAACTCATAAGGAGTAATAATATGACACAATTAGCAACAAGCGAAAGTTCAGACCTCGTAATTCCAGAAAATTTGGATAAAGTGTCTGCAGACCAACTAGCAGAATTGATAGGTCAAAGAGAAGATAAGCCTGAGGGCGGAGATTCTTTAGCTAGATTATCTATCAATCATGCACCTGAAGATGATGAGGGTAATACCTTACCTAGAGGTCAGTTTTCTTTATACAATCCTGAAACAAAGGAAAAAGTATTTGGTAAAGATGTGACTTTTAGAATTTTTATTAGAAGGTTTATGTATAGTTTATGGGATAATGAGCAGGGTGCCTATTCAGTTCGCACTACGCAACAAGCCAAGCTCAATGATCAATTTCCAGATAGTGAGGGAGGCTTTAAATGTGGTAAGCTAACCAGAGCACAAATTGAGGAAATCGGTTTAGACAGCCCAGAAGCTGCTGCTTCAGCACTTGTTAAATGTAATCAAGTTCTGTATGGTTTAGTAACAATAGCAGATGGTAAAACCGCTACTGGTGAAGACAATCCAGTAGAAAATGTTCCTGTCGTATTTTATGGAAAAGGCTCAAGCTACAATGCAATAGCTCAGTATTTTAGAGATGTTGATAAAAAGAATTTACTTTCTCCTAACGTAGTAGCCAAGGCTCATTCCGTAAAACATAAGAATGGAGCAACCATTTACTATTCAACTAACTTAACTATTTCTGATACTGTAGATTTATCCAAAGATGATAGAGAGTTACTCGTAGCTTTCGCAGACAGGATAAATTCCTACAATCTCCGAGTGTCAGAAGAGCATGCCCAAGCGAATAATGGTGAGGGTGTGGATGCTATCGACCTTGCTGCTGTCGAAGCATAATGAGCGATATTCAAGTTTTCATACAAGATTTCTTGAGTAGAGCTACGAAGGGGGAGGCTGAAATGCCTCCTTCTTTAGTTGACGAGTTTAAAGAATCCTGTGGTCAAGCTTTAGAAAAACAATTTTCTAGAGAGCCAAGAGAGTTTCGCCTACGCTTATCTGGTATAGGTAAGCCCTTATGTCAACAACAGTGTGAGCAACTAGGTATTGAACAATCATTTAGCTATAACGCTATAATGCGGTTTCTATTAGGTGATTTAGTAGAAGCTGCTTTGATAGCTGTTATGAAGGCATCTGGTGTTAATGTAGAGGCTGAACAAAAACCTACAGCAATAACTTTAGACGGCACAGAGATTACTGGAACATTAGATGTTGTCATAGATAAGAAAGTATTTGATATTAAATCTGCAAGCCCTTATGCGTATCAAAATAAGTTTGGTGAGTTTGGGGGATATCAAAAAGTAAAAGATGATGATCCCTTTGGATATGTCGTACAAGGTTTTTCCTACGCAGAAGGTGAGAACATGCCTTTTGGTGGATGGATAGTAATGGATAAATCTTCTGGAGAAATTACAGTGTGTGAAGCTCCTTCAACACAAGCACAAGAAAAGAAAGAAGCATTAGAAGCTGCTACTGTAAATGTTCGTAAATTAAAAAAAACAAAGAGAGTAGAAAAACAATTTAAAGCTACAGATGAAATAGAAAAGGGAGAACCTACTGGTAATAAACTTTTACCTAGGGAATGTAGTTTTTGTGGATTTAGGCATCACTGTTGGAAGAACGCTAAGTATTTACCTAAACATACGTCTAGAGCAAAAAATCCACCTTATGTGTGGTATACTAAGGTAGTAAAAAATGCCCATACTTAAAATGCATAACCTAACATTTGCTGATTATAAAGAGAACAAAAATGTTTTTTATGTTTATCCTGATAATTATTCTTTAATAGGGGGAGATGATATTATAAAAGAATTAAGAAATAGTGATTATACTATTCCTATATATACAAAAATGTCTAAAAATCAATCTTTTATATATGAAAGAGGTATGGCTATGTTAGATGAGTCTATGGAAAAAATAAGATATTTGTTAGGTAATAAAGCTATCGTGTTTGCTTTGATGAATAGATTTTATGATGATATAGATTATGAAAACGCAGAAGAGTATCAGAGAAATATTATAGACGAATTAGAAATTATATTAAAATTAGAGAAACCAAAAAGTGTCAGGATATAGATTACCATACAGATCAAAGTTTGAGCTAAAAGTAGCTGCAGACTTAGGCAAACGCAAGGTAGACTTTCAATATGAAAAAGTAAGTTTTGACTATGTTCCTAAGATAAGAAACTATACTCCAGATTTTTACCTACCAGAATCTAAAATATACATAGAAACAAAAGGAAGACTAACAACAAATGATAGAGTTAAACATCTTCTTATACAAGAACAATATCCTGATCTTGATATAAGATTTGTTTTTGTTAACGCTAATAATAAGATTTCAAGAACATCTAAAACTACATACGCAGACTGGTGCGATAGGCATAAATTTTTATGGGCTGAAAGCTTAGTACCAATGGAGTGGCTAAATGGCTGATGATGATTTTTACAAGATAGAATTTTTAAGAAACGAAAAGGTAAATAAATTTTTAGAGGAGCTTGATTTGAAAGAGGGTAATATGTACATAATATTAAAACCTGAAGATGAGGGTTTTGAAATAGTAGGTGCAGATTTGCTACCTTCTGATTTAGACACATACACAGGAACACAGATGTATATTCTGTTTGCTGGTCTTATGCAAATGGCTACATCAGAACAGTTGACTGTTATGGAAAAAGGCAATAAGATGATAATGGATGAATTAGAGAGAAAACGAAGAAAAGAAATAGAAGAGAGGGGAGATAATGTCGTTGCGTTCAAACCCAGTAAAAAAGACATCAATTAAATATAAATATGATGAACAGAATATATTGAATGGTGTGTATGCCTACATACAAGATACATACAAAGAACACTATTCAAAAAACAATTATCAGGCAACAGAATTTATTATAGATGCTGGTCATGGCACTGGCTTCTGTATAGGAAATATTATGAAATATGCACAAAGATATGGAAAGAAAGGTGCAAAAAAAGATCGGAGAAAGGATTTGTTAAAAATAATTCACTATGCTATTATAGCATTATTTATAGAAAACAAGGAGGTCTAATGGCAACCGAAAAGAAACGAGCTCACGATGAAGACGGCAAATTCAAAGCAGATGATCCTGCCACGCCAGACGTCAATGAAGCATACCAACCTGTAAAGTATTATCTTATGCAGGAAAATTTAGCAAACACTATTTTACAAAAATTAGCAGGACTACCATATGCTGAAGTTAGTGATATGTTAACAGCTTTTAGGGCTATGGGTTTTGTTATGGTCGATCCCACAACTAATAAAGTGATAGGCAATACAAATGAACCAGCCGAAGAAAAAACCGACTAGAGCACTTCTAGCTCAATTTACTGTTGAGCTTTCACAAGATGGGAAAGTGTATCTTGAAAATAAGTCAGTTAATCCTGAAGTTTTTAGAAAGACAATGGATGATTGGAATGAAGATTATGAAGGTACACTGTCCTTAACCAACCTTCTACGAGAGTTTAAGCGAGAGTTTGAAGAATTAGTAGAAAAATCATACAAATTTATGTAAAACCCTGTATAAAGGGAATAGAAGCTCATACAACAAAATTGTCTATTTTTGATATTACAGTACCTGAAACATGCTAAAAGGCTCTGTATGAGCATTTAAACGATTATTTTTTTTCAGAACACTTGTAAAAAACACAAAAGCATCACTAAAACAGATGCTAAATTTAAAATCATGCTTTCCACCGATAAATTCTCCTATGTTACTAATTGTAGTATACACAGGAAAACAACCTTTGTCCAATCAATAGTTTAAATCTTAACTATTTATATTGTAAATTATTGAGCTAAGGGATTATCGTTGTTACCTAGCTTATCCATTCTACCTTCAAGCCTGTCTAATCTTTTTTCAATACCATCAACTTTAGTTTCTAGTGGTGCAATATCTACAGTCTTAAATTTTCTTTTCTCAATATTATCAAGACGTAAATTAAATTGACCCCAGGTATAGAAGCCTCCACCTATTGCGGTGATTACCCCTAT